GGTTCACTCATGTATGGTAACAACATCATCTCTGGTGCAGTTGTACCATCTTCCAACGCAATTGGTCTTCACTTCTATCCCATCTGGGAAGCCGCATCACTTGATGAGTGGCTGTATAACGGTGGTCCTTTCCAACTCGTAGTCTTTCACTTCCTCATCGGCATCTATGCCTATATGGGACGTGAGTGGGAACTTTCATACCGTTTAGGTATGCGTCCTTGGATCTGTGTTGCTTACTCTGCACCCGTTGCAGCAGCATCTGCAGTCTTCCTGGTTTACCCCTTCGGTCAGGGTTCTTTCTCTGATGCGATGCCCTTGGGTATCTCTGGTACTTTCAACTACATGTTGGTCTTCCAAGCAGAGCACAACATTCTGATGCACCCCTTCCACATGCTGGGAGTCGCAGGTGTCTTCGGTGGTTCTCTGTTCAGTGCAATGCACGGTTCCTTGGTTACTTCCTCACTCGTTCGCGAAACTACTGAGACTGAGTCTCAGAACTATGGTTACAAGTTCGGTCAAGAAGAAGAAACCTATAACATTGTTGCAGCACATGGATATTTCGGTCGTCTGATTTTCCAATATGCTTCTTTCAACAATTCTCGCTCGCTGCATTTCTTCCTCGCAGCATGGCCAGTCGTGGGTATCTGGTTTACCGCCCTCGGCGTCAGCACCATGGCATTTAACCTCAACGGATTCAACTTCAATCAATCCATTATTGATGGTCAAGGTCGTGTTCTGAACACCTGGGCAGATGTACTCAACCGTGCTGGTCTGGGTATGGAAGTTATGCATGAGCGTAACGCACACAACTTCCCACTTGACTTGGCAGCAGCTGAGTCTACACCTGTAGCACTTACCGCCCCTTCTATCGGATGATAAATGGACGATGGTAGTCTTATCCCCGTCACAATTTGTGTGACGGGGTTTTTTATAGGTATTCTAACTCTTTTAGTTCCTTTACTTTGTGTGATATTATTATGATCGGTAAACTAGATCCCGAAGAAAACGTCATGGATGAGAGTCTTTCTGCAAAGCGTAAAGCTATTGCTGTTTGTAATCAAGGAGTTGTCGAACAACTCTACGAAGTAATTTCTAAACTTGGTTGGGATTGTTACGATAATGTCACTGTAGAAATTGGTGGCGCATCTGTGTCTGGTATTGATGTTGGCGAGGAGTACAATAAGAAGTGGCAATCTCCCATTGGTACTCGGAAGTACAACAAAGACGCTTTCATTATTATCAAGAACCAAGATCGTAGAGACCTAACCAAATCACAACCTTTCCCCGAAGGAGAATTCAAACCTCACCATGAATATGAAACTGATTGATCCTTCGGATCCTTTATACTTTTATCAAACTTCTGATAAACCATATGATCGACACAATTACAGGCTCGAATTAGATGAGAGAAACAACTCTATTGAATTTGAAGATTATGAACAACTCAGAGCTTACTGGTTTGAGTGTGCTCGTAATTGGAAAGGCTGCAAAGTAATTGTGTTGGATAAAAAACAAAACAAGAAAAAATCTAATGGAGGTTTTAAATAGAAATGGTAACGTCAACATTACAACAACCAACAAGGGGGTGGTTCGATGTCCTTGATGACTGGATTAAACGCGACCGCTTTGTCTTTGTGGGCTGGTCTGGATTACTTCTTTTTCCCACTGCTTATCTCGCAATTGGTGGCTGGCTTACTGGCACTACGTTTGTCACGTCTTGGTACACTCACGGACTCGCAAGCAGTTATCTTGAGGGTGCTAATTTCCTTACAGCGGCTGTGTCAACGCCTGCTGATGCTATGGGTCATTCTCTTCTTCTACTTTGGGGTCCTGAAGCTCAGGGCGATTTCGTCCGCTGGTGCCAACTTGGGGGACTCTGGGCTTTTGTGGCGCTCCACGGAGCCTTCGCTCTTATCGGTTTTATGCTCAGGCAGTTTGAACTTGCTCGTCTAATCGGTATTCGACCCTACAATGCGATTGCTTTTTCTGGTCCTATTGCTGTATTCGTCTCTGTATTTCTCATCTACCCTCTCGGACAATCCTCTTGGTTCTTTGCGCCGAGTTTCGGTGTCGCGGCGATATTCCGCTTCCTTCTCTTCCTCCAGGGCTTTCATAATTGGACGCTCAATCCCTTCCATATGATGGGAGTTGCTGGTATACTGGGAGGAGCACTCCTGTCTGCAATTCATGGTGTAACTGTGGAGAATACTCTTTATGAAGACGGTGATCAAGCAAATACATTCAAAGCATTTGATTCAACACACGAAGAAGAAACTTATTCAATGGTTACAGCAAACCGGTTCTGGTCTCAGATCTTTGGTATTGCGTTTAGCAATAAGAGGTGGTTGCATTTCTTTATGCTGTTTGTTCCTGTTATGGGTCTTTGGACAAGTTCCATCGGTATTATTGGTCTTGCTCTCAATCTTAGGGCTTATGATTTTGTGAGTCAGGAGATCCGAGCAGCAGAAGATCCAGAGTTTGAAACTTTCTATACCAAGAACATCCTATTGAATGAGGGACTCCGCGCATGGTTAGCACCCGTAGATCAACCTCATGAGAATTTTGTATTCCCCGAAGAAGTCTTACCAAGAGGAAATGCACTATGATTAAATCACTTTTCAGTTTTATTTTTGCTGCACTCATGTGGGTACAAGTTCCACAATGGAGTGATGACTGGTCTAAGTGTGCAGTAGATGTACCTGACTCAGCATGTCATTGGTACATTGTTGCTCCAGACAGCACAATGGGAGTTGGTTTTAATTGGGAAACTGCTCCTTGGTTTGATGCTCACGGCCTCAGCGATGTAGCACAACTGAGTAATACTCTGGAAACAATTAATAATACTGCAAGAGAATCCGTATGAAACATTTGGGCATGTTAATACTCCGATTATGCGTCGGAATATTTTTAATACATCATGGATATGAAAAATTAGATAGTATTGAAAATTTCGCAGATGCCTTTGTTAGGCCTCTGCATCTTCCTTTTCCAATCTTCTTTTCTTACTGTGCAGCACTATCGGAAATTTTTGGAAGTTGGTTATTAATAACTGGATTTCTGACTCGACTAGGAGCACTCTCAATTGTTATGACAGCATCATTTGCAATATATCATGCTGTTGTATTCAATGGATTTAACATCTACTTATTAGAATTACTGGGACTTTACTGGGGTGGAGCAGTTGCTATCATGTTATGTGGACCGGGAAAACTTTCTTTTGACTATTTGATTTTGAATAGTATTTTTAGTTCGGCAATAGTTCCGGAGACGGAGGTAAAAGTCAATGAATAACTTTGAAGTATTTTTTTACTTCCTTTGCTTCGGTATCATCGCAGGTGCTTCATTTGCGATGATGTGGGGAAATATTCAATCTATTAACGTGGAGATGAATAAACCTAAACCAAAAACAAAACATCCAGAAGCTCCAGAACAGGGGGAAGAGGTCATGTACGTTGATCTTTCGAGAGAAAAACTAGAAGATCTCTATAGAGATTAAGTCAATTTTTAAACTGTCCACCACCTCTCCCCAGAGGTGGTTTTTTATTGTACTATGGCCACATAGTCAAATAAATGACAACTCATTATTATGAAGTTCAAGAAATTCAAAGGATTTAATTTCAAATCCAATTCGTTTTTTGGCGGATCAAATGCATTTCCTGTTGATGTTGATGGAAATGGTATTGTTGATGGATCAGAAACCAGCGATTACAAACTGTATAGTATTGTCACTGGTGGAGATGCCGTTACTCTCAGAAATCAAGGAGGGCAAACATTCAATGATAACACCAGTCCCAGTTGGAATGTAACTCAGGCAGCATCCTATGGTAGTGAAGCAGGATTCCAGGTGCTTCTTGAGGGTTCTGGTGCAAACTCTGGCCAATATTTGGTATGGTCTACAGATGTAAACGGCCAAATTATTGACGGTTCTGGTTGGAAGAATGCATCGGAGATGTCTTCTGATGGTTATGATGAGATTTTCAACCGAGATTTCAATGGGGATGGCAGTATCGATCTCCCCGAACCAAGTGATTGGGATGATAATGGTATCATCGATGGTTCCGAAAACACTGCCTATTCTTTTTACGAACTTCACAATGGTGGAGCTCCGATTGAACTGACCAGCACTCGGGGTAAAACATTCAATCATGATTCTAATAGGAACTGGGATGCTGTTCAGGCAGTAACTCATGATAGTCATGATGGATTTCTAGTTCTTCTGGAAGGCACTAACAAACGTGCTGGTAAGTTCTATGTCTGGGCTACCAACCCACAAGGTGTTGTTCAAGATGGTTCTGGATGGAAGACTGCTTCTCAGATGGAATCAGAGGGTTATGGGGAAGTTTTCGATCGTACTTTTGATAGTAGCACTCCTCCCCTTCCTCCATCCGATGATCCTGTAGAAGAACCACCCTCAGAGGGTCCTCCCGTATCTGATGACTATGGTTCAACTCCTGAGACAAGTGGATCTTTGGGAATGAATACTGAGGTTCAGGGAATTGTTGAAGTTGGTGGGGATAGGGACTGGTTCTCTATTAGTCTTGATGCCGGATCTACATATAAATTTGATCTTAAGCATATTTCTATTGGCGATCCTTATCTGAAACTCTATGATAGTTCTCGGCAAGTTATTTCCGAGAATGATGATGGTGCTGGTGGTCTGGACAGTCGGATTGTTTTCAGTCCCGATCAGTCTGGTACATACTATTTGGATGCTGGAGCTTATGATGATAGTTTCACTGGTTCATATCTACTGAGCACTGAAGAACTTCCTTCGACTCCAGCAGGATATGATTACACCAATGGATATGGAAATGTAAATGCGAAACGCACTTTTGAGTCTCTGCTCAATACAAGTGTTCCTGATGTTCAAGATCTCCCTCCTGAGATGTGGAATCTAGATCAAGTAAATATTCCTGAAGTTTGGTCTTCTGGATATACTGGATCTAATGTAGTTGTTTCTGTTATTGATACTGGTGTTGATCTGGATCACCCAGAGTTCTCTGGTCGTATTGTTCCTGGATATGATTTTGTTGATGGTGATAGTGTTCCAGAAGATGGAAACTCTCACGGAACTCATGTTGCAGGTACGATTGCGGCTGCCAATAATTTCCTTGGAATGACTGGAGCAGCACCAGACGCAAAGATCATGCCAATTCGTGTTCTTGATGATCAAGGGAATGGATCTCTTTCTGATGTAATCTCAGGAATTCGTTGGTCTGTTGATAATGGAGCAGATGTTATCAACCTTTCTCTTGGTGGTGGTGGATACAGTCAATCGATGGATGAAGCACTGAAATATGCTTCTAGCAGAGGATCTATAGTTGTCATGTCCGCAGGAAATGAGGGGGCAAATGCTCCAGCATATCCAGCAGCACATGCTTCTAATAGTGGTATCGCAGTGGGTGCTGTTGATATGTCTGGAAATATGGCTAGATTCTCAAATCGTTCTGGTCTGGAAGTCTTAGATTATGTTACTGCTCCAGGAGTTGACATCTATTCGACTCTAATCGACGGTGGATATGGTTTTATGAGTGGAACATCAATGGCGGCTCCGCATGTGACCGGTCTTGCTGCTCTTATTAAGGACTATGACTCTTCAATGAGTCCTTCCGATGTGGAAGATTTGATTACTGGATCTTCTAGTAATCATAGTTCTGCTCAGCATATTGATGATGATTTGATTACTGCAAAGAATATTGATTCTTTTAGCGACAAGCAACTTAAGAAACCTTTGATTGCCAAGTTGACTGGAGGAAAGAAAGGTAGGAAGAGTACTATTAATTCTATGTCAGATTACGATGTTTTTGATTCGTTCGAAGTTATTGAAAACACAAAGAAAACCTTTGCAGTTCTTGATCTAAAGAATTCCAAGAAGATCGATCGAGGCTCTGTGCTGGAGAATCTTTTAGATAGTGGCCAGGTTGATTATTTTGAGTTTGATCAAACGATGGTTGCGATCTGATCATATAAATGTTATACTGAGAGGGTTAATTAACCCTCTTTTTATTCATAATAATAAAAGACTATGAAAATTTTTCTGGATACAGCTGATACTGATACCATCCGTAAGTATTTTGAGACTGGTTTAGTTGATGGTGTCACTACAAACCCAACTCTGATTATGAAGTCTGGTCGTAATCCAGATGATGTATATCAAGAACTCTCTGATATGGGAGTCAATGATATTAGCATGGAAGTCATGGGAAACGCCCAGGAGATGCTTGCTGAGGGTGTCAGACTGTCTGATAAGTTTGGACCTGTTACCACTGTCAAGGTTCCATGTACCCGTGATGGTCTTGCTGCATGTGGGGAACTATCAAAAGAAAGGATTAGGACTAATGTTACACTCATCTTCTCTGCTGCTCAGGCAGTTCTTGCTGCGAAGGCGGGGGCAACTTACGTTTCTCCCTTCGTAGGACGCTTAGACGACCAGTCAGTGGCAGGCCTGGAGGTTGTACGGTCTATTGCCGGACTCTATCAAATCCATGGTATCAAGACTCAGGTTCTTTCTGCTTCCATCCGTAGCGTTCAGAGAGCAGTTCGTTCTTGGTATAATGGAGCTCATATCGTGACCATGCCACCCAAGATTCTTGAGCAGATGTATGATCATATTCTTACGGATAAGGGAATGGAGATCTTTGAAAATGATTGGAGTAATGTAAATGTCTCTAATTAATCTTGATGAATGGGCATCTGATAATAATATCGATACACCCAAAAGATTAGTTAACAATGGAACATGGGGGATAAATGATTATACTCAAGTATTTGAAGATATTTTTGAGAAAAATCCAAGTAATGTGGTTATAGAGTTAACTCCTGGAAAAAAATATGGATATAGCAAAACTCTAGCTCATGGTAATGGTGCTAGTGGAAGATTTACAATAACATCTGATACACCATCTTCTCATTATGGGCCTAGACCTATGATGGTTGCTATTCCTAATGCGAATGGAAAATTTGGTAATGGTATGGAGAATATTTCTATACCAGGAAATTCTTCTTTAGGTATGCCAGCATTTGATAAAGATTCAAATGGAGGAAGAGTACCTAAACTTCCCAAAGGAGTTACTGCTGGTATATGGAGTGCCACTGGTAATGTGACAATTTCTAATGTTTCATTTGCGACAGCGAGTGAAGTCAGAGAAACTAAACCACATGTTTATTTGTGGATGGTTAGATATGCCAATAGTGGAAATAGTGAGGACAGCGATCCTGCAGTAGTATCTTCTGCCTTTCATCAAAATGCTGCATTGAATAATAAAAAGGGGAAATGGGCTACAGCAATCTATCATGAAGGTCGTGGATTACGAGTGAAGGATTCTGTCTTTGTCAATAAAAGAACATCAATCGTTCAGTCTTTTCCTGAACATATCTATGACGCTACCCCACAAAGTGGCCAGAATCAACATTGGTATGGTGGTAATAGAAAACTAGAGTTCGTTGGTAATCATGTTCATGGATGGAAGTCTACATTCGCAAGATTTACTGGTGATTTTGCTACTAATAAAGGAGCAATTATTTCTGGAAATCAATTAGATATTGGAGGAACTCTGGTAGCAGTAGATGGAAAGGGAATGTCTAGTGCTGTTATTACTGGTAATGTTGTCGGTAATAGTTCGGGAGACTTTGAAGATCGTTCAATAATTGACGTAGATGCCAGAGAATTTGTTGGTAATGTTATAAGTGGAAACTCTTTCTTCGGAGTAGATGACGTTACTGATACGTCATCCGAAGGTAAATCTGGTAGAGTTGATCATGCAATTCGAATCAAGGCTAAAAAGTCTATAGCAAATGGTATCACCAATAATTCATTTGCATATCATAATGAATCTGCGATTGAATTGGTAACACCAAATCAAGGTATTAATATAACTGGCAATACTGCTACTGGTAATTTTACTTTTCTAGATTCTCATAATGATTCAACTGGGATAGTTGCATACAATACTATGCAAGGTCCATTTATTGAAGGTGGCAGAAATCTCGAAAAGAATGGAAATGTTCGTTATGAAGTTCCTAAAGATCCAGTAACCGGAAATCCTATTGATGTTAATAATAGATACTTTATTGGCATTCCGAAAAAGTATCGAACAAAATTCTCCACTAAGATTATTGGATTTAATCCAGATGATACTATCGAAATAAATGAAACGTCATATGGAGTTTCTGATTCAGTTGTTGACTTTGCTAAAAATAAAGATAAACTTGTTGAGTTAGCCAATACTGAAGCAGATTTTATCTATTGTAAGAGTAATGGTAAGTTATTCTTCAATGAGAATCAATCTCAACCTGGGTTTGGTGATGGTGGAGTCATAGCTAAATTATTTGATAAACCAAAACTGAATCAAGATAACTTTAACTTCATATCAATACTCGATAACCTAGAAATTTTGCCTGTACAATCTCTAATTTAAAATGACTTTTACTGTATATTCTAAGGATGGATGTCCATTCTGTGTTAAAGTATGCCGTGCTTTACAACTAGCTGAAATACGGCATGTGATATATAAACTTGATAGGGACTTTACCCGTGAAGAGTTTTATGATAAGTTCGGACAGGGATCTACTTTCCCTCAGGTCCTTTCAGATGACACTGTAATTGGTGGATGTACGGAAACTGTCAAGTATCTACGAGAACAAAAATTGCTTTAAAGCTTTAAATGGAACAAGAGATTTACGAGATTGTAGAACAAGCAATCGACTTCGTATTTGAAGGTAAGTATTATCTCAATTTATATCAACTCCTCCAACTAAAGAAATCACCAAAAAGCACCGCAGATAACTTTTTAGAAAGTTCTGTTGCGGATGAAATAAAAAATCTTGTGAATGAATTGAACGAATATTTGGAAGGAGGACAAGATGAACAACACAAACAACTTAGAGAAGCATATGGTCATTTAGGGAAACCTCAGGCCAGAAAAATTATGAATTATCTTCAAGGGTTCTTAGAAGATGCAAGGAGGTATAGTAATGACCGAAAACCTGGAAGACGAAAGAAACGATCTAAATAATAATGAAATCCACATAAATCGTGGGTTTGAGTTAATGCTTAGGCCTCGTAAGAGGAAGGAGAAGGAACCACCACCAAAGACTTTTCAAGTAAAGTTTGGTAAAATGGTTTCTCTCTTGCGTAGAGAGTTTGTATTTCACCTAAACTTTTACATAGACATTAGGAAAAAATAACTCTCTGGAGGAAAAAATGTTAGCAGTAACCTTGACTATCGGCACACTTGTCTCTATAATGATGTTATTAGTTGGAGGTGTGGTAGGATGGCTCGCAAAGGAGCATATGTATAACACACAACCAGTCTATACACACCCAGAGATGTTCGACGAAAATGGGAACATTCTTCCCGATGAAATTTTAGCAGTACGATTTGAAAACAGTTATGACGAGTTCGACGAAGAAGACGGTTAAACCGATCGCAAAACTTCCTATTAATCCTTTTGTATATGAAGTCTTAGAACTTGCTGCAAAGCAAAGAACTAAGGCTAAAAAAATCGAAGTCTTGAGAACCTATGCACATGATTCTATCAAGTCCATTTTTATTTGGAACTTCGATGAGTCTGTAATCAGTCTTCTTCCAGAAGGCGATGTTCCATATGAAGAAGTTGATGAACAAGTTGCGTACTCGGGTAGTCTCTCCGAGAATATCCAAAAAGAGATTGGTGGCGGGGAAGTAGCAACAAAACAAGATGGTAAAGGAAAGTCATCTTTGCGTAGAGAATATACTAAACTCTATCATTTTATCAAAGGTGGCAATGACTCTCTGAGTAAGACACGAAGAGAGTCAATGTTTATTAATCTTCTACAAATTCTTCATCCAAAGGAGTCTGAAATTTTGATTCTTACCAAAGACAAATTACTCACCGATAAATACAAAATAACATTCGATAATGTAAAAGAAGCTTATCCCGATATTGCTTGGGGAGGCCGATCATGACCGTAACCGCCGAAAGGGAGGAAAGTATGGCAGGATTTGAAGACCGGAATATTCTGCCAGAAAGGTATTCGTGTCAAATTCTTCAAGAAAAAACAACTCTTGCTGCTGCAAATGACAAGTCATTACCAAATGATGCAAGGTTGATCTTTTATACTGTAAATGGCGTAGATTATATTGATTTAGTTCGTTGCAGAAAAACTGTAGAGCTATTTGATATGTACTATGATGCATATGGTCCAGGAGTTGTCAAGAAAATTGACTTTGGTTATGGTCAAGTCAATCCAAAACTCTGGGGTTATGAATCAAAGAACAAAGAGAAAAAGAAATGAGTAATGGATTTGATGTTGAGTTCAATCTTCCACAAGAAGATATGGACAAACTTTTGAAAAAATATAAAAAACTCAAGAAATATCAGAAGTCTTCATTATTTGCCATCAAAACTATGGACGGTACTGAAGAAGTAATAAGTAAGATGGTCAACGAAGTGGAGGATAATCCTCTGTGACATGGGTAAACACTATCTTTTGAATCTATATGATTGTCCCTTTGATATTTTAAATAATGAATTGTTCTTAACGCAGGTTATCACTGAGGCAGCACTTTCGACTAGGGCTACACTACTGAAAGTAATTTCAAAACAGTTTCATCCTCAGGGAGTAACTGTTTTAGCTCTTTTATCAGAGAGTCATATTAGTATACATACTTGGCCTGAAAAGGGAACTGCTGCTGTCGATATCTATACTTGCGGAGAGTGTAGACCTGAACTAGGATGTCATAAAATCATTGACATGATGAAAGCAGGTCATCATAAGATAGGTCAAATTGAACGTTGACAAATTTTTAAAATACGTATATGATCTAATTAAGTATCCTTTTTATCATGCATTACAAACCATATTCACCTGAATGGCATAGACATAGGTACTTGAAAGAAGCTATCTACAAGTACCTTGATGATGGTGTTGAAAACGAAATTATCATGGACGATATTCTAAATATAGTGTGTGAGCGTCAAGAGCGAGCACATGCAGAGTATCATAAACTCGAAGATCTAGAGCTAAAATTGCGAGACTAAAATGCTATCTACCAAGTATAGACTCAGACTAGAAAAAATTTGTAGACAAATAGCAAACAAAGAAGAAGTCTCTCTATCAGATATGATCTGGGCAGAAAAACTTGCCAAGGCACATACAACAGCAAGAGACTGGTTGAACAAGGCACGTCGTCAGGCTTCTCAAGATATTCAAGAGGGTAGTATAGATGATTTTATGAATAAGATGGGACTAGGAGACCCAGATCCATCTAATTATAAAACAGGGTTTGATGGGGCAGAAGATATTAGAGATTGGTTTAAGCAAGACAAACCAGATGATTGGAGACAACGTGACTAAACTGAATATTGCCAAGAATTTAGTAGAGAAAATTGAAGATCTTTTAGACGGCAAAGCACATTACGTTGAGTGCTGTGACCGTACTATGCAACACAGAAAAATTGTCATTGAATACGATCACAAAGAAAAATGCAAGCATTAGTGTATGGTAACGGTGGTCAAGAATCAGAACGAGCAAAAATGGTTCTTGAGGCATGTGGACAAGAAGTAAAAGAGTTCTTGCTCGGTGCTGACTTTAGTGATAGACAATTCAGAGCAGAGTTCGGAAGCGAAGCTGAATACCCTCAGATTGCCATAGGACTCAATCACAGAGGAACTCTAAAGGAAACACTCAAGTACATGTCCGATAATCAAATGTTTTCATAATAAAACATTAAATTGTATTATATGTTACATAATAGGTTGACTATATAGGCTGTAAAGGTTATAATAGCCTCATACGTTCATCTCATGCTCGGTATCTTACTGGCATTGACCCTTGCCCATCATAATGACGGGTCACCCTATGGGTGGCACATGACTTGTGAAAGGTTCTTACAGAGACGAGTAGAAATCCAAGCGGATCCCAATCTTGGCCTTCGGTCAAAGTTGAATCTAATAGGATATCTTAAGTCAAAAGTAGAAGGTCAATGTGAAGGTACATATACATGAGACGCAAGTAAGTCGCGGAACGGAGCGTTCATCCCATGCTTGATCTGTTATTTTATGCAAATATGTCCTGCACGGATGCGGCCAAAATAATTAGCCGTGTCGAAAAGACAAATTTGAATAATGAACAAAAGTTAGAACTCATTGAAGTCATTCAAGATTTTAACCATCACTGCAAATGGGACGCAAACGACTGAAGGAACGGACCTAAAAATCCAACTACTTCAGGAGAAAACCAATGAACACACTTACTATCATCAAAAAGCAAATCAACAAGGCAGCAGCTCTGCATAACGCACAGATCACTCTCACCAAATATCGTGGTGTAAATTGTGAAGTTCGTAAAGCAGCACAGGAGTCTCACGGCACCTTCTGCTACCGTGGTCATACCTACACTAAGTGAGGAACTATGGAAGCACTACAATTAACTGGGCTTTTATCCTTAGGTTGTTTTGTTACTATGTCGTTATTGTATGGTGAACTCGTCCTTCTTTATAAACACTGAGGGAAAAACAAATGCTGAAGATCAAACTTTATTATGATCTTCCAGAATATAATCCAGAAGTTCACGATCCTGATAGGGTTTTCAGACTTCTAACATATCGTGGAGTTACATATGCTAAGTGGATTAATTTAAAATCTCTAGGTGTATCAAACTGGAAAGTATTTAAATGAGGACCTTGACGGGTCCTCTTTTTTTGTCTATAATTAGTTGAAACTATACTATCTTATGGAAAGAGACAGACTTAAATTGATAGTACGGAATCTAAAACTTCTTGTTGAAGCATTGGAGTCTGAAGTTTATTCGGATACTGATGCTTATATAACACGGCAAGAGAATTACGATGATCCTGCTGCAAATTTCATAACTGATTACGACGAAGTATTTAATGACGATGATGGCTACCCAGACTGATTTAGTAAAACTTATCTCTGTTACTCCTGATGCAGAGAAGCACATGGCCTATTGTGCTCGCGTAAGTAATCCAAACAATCAGGAGAATGAAAAGTTTGCAGGTCTCCTCAGATATTGTATCAAGCATCAACATTGGAGCATCTTTGAGCAGGCAACAATGACTCTAGAGTTGAATACTACACGGGGGATCGCGGCTCAGGTTTTACGCCACCGTTCTTTTACATACCAAGAGTTTTCGCAACGATATGCTGATTCTTCCTTACTCGCGGAGACGATTCCTTTACCTGAACTCCGCCGTCAAGACACCAAGAATCGTCAGAATTCTATTGATGATATTGACCCGTTTGTCCGTCAAGAGTTCCAGATTAAAATTAAGAAGCACTTTGAAGAAGGTATGAAACTTTATCAGCAGATGCTTGATGCTGATATTGCAAAGGAATGTGCCAGGTTCATTCTCCCCCTAGCCACACCGACCAGACTCTACATGACAGGATCAGTCCGATCATGGATTCATTATATTGATTTGCGGTCGGCCAACGGCACACAGAAGGAGCATAGGGACATTGGTAAACGTGCTAAGGAAATCTTTTGCGAGCAGTTTCCTGCTGTTGCAGAAGCGATGGGGTGGGTTGAATAAATATTACAAATTGAATTAATTATGGCTACATATCCTGTTATTAACAAACAAACTGGTGAGCAAAAAGAAGTGAAACTTAGTGTTCATGAATGGGACAAGTGGAAAACTGATAATCCAGAATGGGACAGAGATTGGTCTGATCCCACCACATGTCCTGCTTCGGGTGAAGTTGGTGAGTGGAAAGATCGACTAGTCAATAAAAATCCTGGATGGAATGAAGTCCTAGATAAAGCATCCAAAGCTCCACGTTCTCAAGTAAAGAAAATTTAAAGTTTATGCCAAGAAGAAAGAAAGTTACCTCTGATCAACCAGTCGGATATGGTTTAACTGCAAAACAAATGAAGAGAAAGAAACCGATTAGTTCGGACTTTCTTTTAAATATTGAACCTCTTACAGATAATCAAAGTCTACTCTTTGATGCATACAAGAAAGAGAAAAATATTGTCGCTTATGGTGCTGCGGGTACAGGTAAAACTTTTATCACTCTCTATAATGCGATGAAAGAGGTCCTTGATCAGTATACTCCATATGAAAAAATTTATGTTGTAAGGTCATTGGTAGCCACTAGAGAGATTGGTTTCCTTCCCGGAACCCATGAAGACAAGGCAGACATCTATCAGATTCCATATAAAAATA